CGCGTCGTTTGTCGTTTCGTACTGGTTCAGCAGCGTATCGAGGTCCGGAGTGCTCACCGGCATCGGCGTGTAACCGTTCAGAAGCACCACCTGGACGTTGCCGAGCCGGTTCTTCGCGAGGAACATCACCGACGTTTCGAACTTCGCCACGGACCACTTTGCAGCAAGGCCCGTTTCGATCGAGGTCAGGCGCGATAAAGGAAAGTCGGTTGCGCCGCTGTTCGCCCAGAATTCGGTCGATGCGTCACCGAACACGAGGAGTTCGCCGTGGTCAGCGAAGACGCGGACGATGTCGTCCGGGTTCTGGTCGGCATTGTCGAAGTCCGCGCCATCCCATGCCGTGCCGTCATCGACCGCCGAGATATAGAAACGCTGCGTGCCGTTTTCTTCGACGATGAAGTACCCATCAAGATCCGTGCAGGTCGTCGCCCCGTCGGGAAAGTCCGCCACTTCCGCAAGTGTCGTCGTTGCGTAGGTGTAGGTGTACGCCTTCTGACCATCGACGAAGAACAGTTGCGTGCCGTTGTCCGTCATGCACACGCGGCCCGTGTTGCTGCCGATCGTGCCGCGATTGGTTGCGACGCCCGAGGTCGAGATTTCGAACAATGCCGCCTGCTGCACCACGAACAGCGACGTACCGCGCGAGTACATGCCGCGAATCGGGTTGCCGGTGAGGTCAGCGAACAGCGTCAGGCCCGGCGTCGGGTAGAGAATGATCGGCGAGCGGTCTTGATCGGCCGGAATCTCGACGTACAGATTGACGCGAGATTGCGCCGTGACGTTCGCAGACTTCGAAAGGATCGACTTGCCGAACAGCGGAATCAGCATTACTCGCGACCCGGCTCGAAGTAGGCGTCGGAGACTTCCGGATTCGCCTGCTGCGCGACTAGCAACGCCTCTTTGTACAACATTTCATGCTGCTGTCCCCACGTCGCGCCGTAGTCCAAGGCGATCTGTCGCGCGAGGCCGAGTGCAAGCGGAGAGAACCATTCCTGCGGGTAATCGAGGTCATCCGTGGATGCGTCGACGTCTTCCAGCGGGCGGACGTAGGTCAGCCGCAGTACGTCGGTAACGTCGATGGGTTCCGTGTCCAGCGATAGCCAACCTGCGGGCAGCGTCGGCTCGTAGAAGACAACGCCCGGCGTGCCCGATGCGCTTTTGTCCGCGATGGCTTCATAGGTCGTGACCGTTCGCAGCATCTCCATCGGGGTATCGGTCCCGCGCACGTCCCGTCGCACAGCAGCAAGCAACGTAAGCGGCCGCGTCGCGCGCGTCGTGTACGCAAACACACGCGCCCCACTCGCCACATTCGCAGTTAGCGACGCCGCAAGGGTTAGCGTTGTCGATGGTGCGCCGCTGATAGTTGTCCATTGCAATGCCCCTGTAGAGAGTTCTACGCCGAGGTAATCGCCGGCAGTCATGCCGGACGAGGATGCGATGTCGATAGTGCTAGCGCCGCTGATGGCGGCTGCTGTGGTGGTCGTGGTGACGTAGGAATTGGTCCAGTGGTCGCCCGGCAACGTGTATTCGTGCTGCCCGGTTTGCAGGAACAGATAGCCGCGCTTGCGTGCCCACACCTTCAGCCCGCGCGCGAAGTCCGTCTGACCCTGCCACGACTTGATGAGCATGTTCAGCACGTCGGCCGCGTGACTGATTTGGGTCGCAGACGGCGTGCGCCCGATGCCGACGATGTCGAGAATGTTGAGCGCGCGCGTGATGATCTGGTCGCGGTTCTGACTGAAGTTCACGCTTCCGCTTGTGCTCACGCCGCCACCTTGAGTTTACGTTCCAGGATTTGCCAGACTTGGTCGGCAGAAATGTTGTGTTGGCACTGCGCCGCGCTGCTCTCTTCGTTCTTCTGGCAACCGGCCCAGCCGTAGTGCATCTTGTGACACGGAAAGCACGACACGCCCTGCGGTTCAAGCGCCACGGTGTTGTTCCAATGCTTCGTCAGGTTCTCGCGGCTGCTGTGCGAAAGCATCACGATCTTCGGCATTGGCAGCATGCCAACGGCGTTCAGCAAGCCGGTTTCCGGGCCGATGACCATGTCGGCCTGTTCGACGAACGCAAGCGACTGGCGCACCGTCCACATGCCGCTTCGGCAATGCACACGCGGTTCGTTCGTCCACCCTTCTTCAAGCATCTGGCAGAGCGCATCGCCCATCAGGACGACGTGCGTATCGGGTTGCTTGACCATGAGTCGCGCAATGATCGTGTCCGTCCATGGCCACGCCTTGTGAACGCTCGATCCGGACAGCGACCAGCAGATAACCCGGCCCTTGATCTTCGCGCGCTCGGCCTGCGCCCATGCACGCTCTCCCGGGCTCGCGTAGAAGCGCGCAGCGAACTTATGCGGCACTTGTGCGAGGTCGTGCGTCACAGCCGCGTAATTCGCGTTCAGCAGCTTGTGACGGGCTTCGTGAGGCCATGAGTACATCGCACGACCGGGCAGCGCGAGCAGCGAGCCCTCGACGCTCTCGCAGAGGTTGACCCAGCGGTCGTATTTCTTCGCCTCGTGTTCGAAGAACGATCCGAGTTCCTCGTTAGGCACCTGGTCCGTGCCTTGGATGTAGAAGGCGTCGATATGCGGGTCGTGCTTAAGGATTTCGCGCCCGAGTTCGGTCGTGTAGACCGTGACGTGATGCCCCTGCGCCTTCAGCCCGGGCAGCACGCTCGCGGCTTGGAGCATGTCGCCGATGCCGCCGTATCGCACGACTGCCGCCGACTTCTTCGGCCGCACCGGCAGGCTGTAAACCTGCTTCAGGTCGTCGCGCTTGCGGAAGACTTGGAAGAATGAATACTCATCCCCGCCGCTGCGTTCTTCGTTGCGCAGCAAATCCCACCCGCCGACACCGCGCATGGCGTCGATGATGTCGTCGTTCACGAAGTCGTGCTTATGGTCCGGATTCGCGCCGTAGGTGCCGACGTTCGGGTAATAGTCACGGTGCGGCAGGTAGAGCACCAGATGCCCGCCGACCTTCACCACGCGCCACCACTCGGCAAGTGCGGCGCGATGGTCTTCGATGTGCTCCAGCAGATGCGACGAGAAGACAAAGTCCATCGACGCATCAGCGAACAGGTCGAGACGTTCGCACGTCGGAACGATCATGTCGGCAGCGGTTGCGCGCATGCCGAAGAGCTTTTCGTCTACGTTGCTATCCAGCCCGATGAAGTGCCCGAACGGTTTCCACGCACCGCACCCTAGGTCTAGCCCACGCCCGCGCGTGTAGGGGATCAACTCCCATCGGATTTTTGCGGACTCGGCCCCGGTGGGTCCGTCAATGCGCCATGTCATGCGGACTCCGTTGCGTCGTCTGTCGATTCGATCTCGGTCAGTCGCCATTCCGCGATTAGGTGATGCTTATACGGCGAGTCTTCCGGGAATCGAAATGCGTTCGGCGCTATCCTGATGCACTCGCGACCGTGCCATTCCGGGCGCGGCGCACTTTGATATGGCCGAAACCTCGGCCGCGGAAAATCCGGTGGCCACTCCGCCTTCATAAGGTTTTCTTCGTCGACCAAGTCTTGGCAGTTGATGCGACACCTCATGCGGTCATTTCCTCATGGGTTAGAAAGACCCCGTGCGGGGTGGTGACTAGTTGATTAAAGCCGGGTAGTTTCAAGACTCGACAAGCCTCCATTCGGCAATCAGGTGGTATTTCGGCGACTGCTCGTCGAGAAACCGGATGACACCAGGCGCGAGCCTGATGCACTCGCGGCCGTTCTAGCTCGGATGCGGCTCGATCATGTTATCCGCCACGCCCATGCCGTAACGCTTCGGCGCCTGCTTCATGTCGCTCATACAACCTCCGTTCTTTCCAAGTGCCAAAAATTGGCGTTGTGGGCCTCTACATCCAGCGCAATGCGCAACTTGCTATCCGTGATGCCCGGACGCCCCTGCATGACCGCAGAGCCGTCACGACGCAGTGCCTTGATGACAAAACGCCCGTAGGAGGTCCGCGTCAGGGATATCGTCGCCGTTGCCGGGTCTTGCACAATCGGGAACGTGCCAACGGTTGCAAGCGTGGTCTTTGTGGCGTCGGTAAACGTGGTGCCGAAGTTCAGTGTATTTCCGACAAGCCCAATCAGCATGCTGGTGGACGTGGTCAGCGGGAGCCCATCGAGCGAGGCGATGAACAGCGCCGCGTTTGTTGAGCAGGACTCCACGACAAGATTGGTGAACCACGTGCTATAGGGGTAGATGCCGCTCGCCCCGCCGTCCGCGAAATACTTGAGCTTTGACGTGTTGATTAGGCAGATCTTGTTGCGCCGGGAGACGTACAACTCTTTCGACCCCGACATCATCTCGTTGGCAAGCTCGCTCCACGTGCCAGACGAGAAATTGGCGCCATCAAGCGCCGCCGTCAAATCAAGCCCGGCTGTCGCCTGAATCTTGTTTGTGACGCCCGTCTGACGCACAAGAACCTGTGTCCCGCGCCCGTTTGTCCCCGGCCATGTTCCCGGCGATCCCGCGATATTTGTCACATGGATAGCGTCGCCATCGGCTAGCGTGTTGCTTCCAATCTCTAGGACCGGCTGCATCAGAGACGCGGTAACACTGCCGACCGTGCCGCTTGTGGTTACCGCAACGATGCTTCCGTTATTCGCCTGACTACTGACATATGCCGCGTTATCGGAAGTGATTGCGTTAGACGACAGTAGGTCGGAGCAGATTGTAGCCCATGACTTTGTATTTTCAGTCGTCGCAAGGGAGTCGTCAGAAGTGTTTGAAGTCCAGTTAATCCGGGTCTTCGTCAACCCGCCATACAGTTGCACCGGCAGGAACAGGTTATAGAACGATCGGAACACACGGCTTGTGCTACGTGGATTGAGCCCGTAATAACGATCGTTCAGCGTGATCGACTTGGTAACCGTTGCCTCAGTCACGTCGCCGCGCATCAGCGCAAAGAACATGACTGCGTGCACGAACTCGCACACCGGGTCGCCATGCCCTGAGAGCGGGTAGAGCGCGGACAGGCGGAACCTAGAATTCGCGTCGTACGTGTCAGAGAAGAAGTCGCCCTGATAGAACAGGCTTGCCGACGATGCGCCCTGCAACGCCAGGAAGGCCGCAAGCATCGGGTATTGATTGCGATACACGCCCCAATAGGGCCAGCCATACTCACCGGCATAGCTCGGCTTACTGGTGGTGTAGATGCCTGCTGTGTACATCCACGACTCATAATTCCAGATCGGGGAATTGGTCGCGTTGCTCTGGAGCGTGGCGCTAACCGCTGGCGTAGTCGAAAGGAAAGTGTAGTTGTGGAGGTTGACGACCTTATTGGCCGACGACTTCGCCGCGTTGCGCATCACAACCGCATTCGGGAAGGCGATAATCGAGCAGTAAAGACCCGTGTACCCGAAATGCGTCATCTCGCCATCAAAATACGTCGCTAGCTGGTCGTCCAGATAGCTGATGTACAGCACGACATCGATTGCGCGCTGCGTGCTTGTGATGTTGAGGTTCGGGAGTTCCGTTCCGCTGGGCTCAGGGATCGCCGCAAAACTGCCGTATGCCGTCCCCCAAGAAGTATTTACGGCGGCAAGATTCGCGTAACCGTGCGCTTGCGTAGAGTCGGCAAGCCATTCCGTCCACGTCTTCGCGCCCGTGCCCTGCGCACTGTCCCGCGTGCTCCAAGTTGCGGGCCAAGCCTCCTGTGAGGTCTGCTGCGCGCTGCACTCGTTCATGCACTCGACGAGGAATAGCGCCGGGTCTTGCAGGATGTTTATCCCGGTGTACTTGTTGACGCGGTTATAGAAAAGATTGAACCCCGCGCGCCAGTTGTCCCGGGCGTTTTGCTGAGTGAACAGCCGCTCTTTGTAGTTCTTCGCTTCCGCAGGCATGTTGAAGCGGTTAGAGCCTGCCTGATACAACTCTTCTTGGCGCGGGTTGATGATCCAATACAGCCCCACCCGCTTGCACTCTGCCAAGAGCCAATCAAACTGATCCAGGCGACCAATCGGGAACTCTAGCTCCGTGGTCGTCCCGGCCATGAGCCAGTATTCGACGCCGTGCAGCCGCAGCGCGTTGAAGCCGCAGCGCGCCAGATACTCGACCCCGCGAGTAATCCTCGCCTTGTCTTCCGGCAACGGGGATTCCGCGATATCGGGAGCCCACGCGGCAATGAACATCTTCACGGCCGTCGTTGGCGTATTGGATTCCGCCAACTTCGTCGTATCGGTACTGTGAATCCGGATGCGCCCGTTACTGCCAGCAGGCACCGCACTGTTGCGCAGCCCTGAGAGGTCTAGCGGGGAATTCTCGATGATGTGCAGGCGCCCGGAAGGCAACGGCACCATGCCGCCCGCCGACATATCCACGAATTGGACAATATCCGCATTGCTAACCCGAATGGGTTCTAGCGAATAGAGGACAACCGAACTCCCCTCGATGGTAAAACTAACGCCCGGGCCTATGAGGATGCTTGAACTCGATTCGTAGGTGAACGAGTCCCCGCGTACCGCATAGGTTCCGGGCGTCGTCAGCGTTACAAGCCGCCCAAGATTGAGCGCCTGTTGGATAGCCGTTTGATTCGCTTGTGCGCTTGCGTCAGGTGCTGCGCCGAAGCTCTCGCACGAATCGCCCGTGCTGTCCCGCTTATCGTAGGACATTGCTTATTCCGAAACCTCAGCGCCGGGGAGCGCGCTGTATTCCAGCGCAAAGAAGAAGCGCCCCGTAGCATCGGCACCGTTGACAAAGTTGAAGTTGTCAAACGGAAGCATCGTCGCAGTCGAGGGGAGTTCTACACGCGTGGTGTAGCCGGCGGTGTTCGTGCCGAGCGCAACCGTGGTGTAGTTCGTGGTCGTGGTCCCGCTCACGTTGCGGATGATCGCGGCATTACCCGCGCCCGCAGACGTTCCCGCCGTCAGCACCTTAAACGAGACCGCGTGGAGCTTCGTGTTCTGGAAAGCCACGAAGGACGCGCTACTTGCGCTCGCGCCTGCCGTGTTGACCCCAGAGAAGTTGCGCCGGATGACATACTCCGGGTGATCGTACGCCATCGATTTCGTAGCCATATGTGCAAATCCTCAACCATTCCGCCTCCCGGAACAGTCGTTGGCGAGCAGCGGGGGAAGGCCCGATTAGCTCAGAAATGAAAAGCCCGCGCGAGGCGGGCTAGGGTGTTGGCTTGGTAATACCGATTAGACCGCGGAGTCCCATTTCACGACGCGCGCTTGAGACGCATCGGTTTCGTGGACGAGACCAAAGCCTCCCAAATAATACCAAGCGACACCCTTCGAACGTCCGTAGTCCGTCGGGATCTTCGCGCGCATTTCCTCCGGCACCGCGATCGCTTCCGCCACCGTGTCCTCGCCGAAGAAGAAGATCCAGTCCGACAGCGCGTTGTTCCACGGATCGGGCGTGCTGGTGTACGGGTCCCAAATGGTCGAGTCAGCCGCGCCACCCTTCGGGATGTTCGTCTGTTCGACGAATCGGCAGTTTTCGTAACGGCCGATTTCGCCCGTCGCGATCATGCCGAAGCCTTCCGTGGTGTACTGGTGGATCGACTCAAGGTTGTTCTTGAGCGTCCGCAGGGTGGAAGGCCACGCAATCGCCATGTAGTCATCGTTGGCGTATGCAGGAATGTTGCGTTCCTTCATGCCGTCGATAATGGCTTTGTGATGGCTGTTGTTGAACGCAATGGAGTTCGTCGCGGTCGCCGTGCCGTTCGTGTAGAACGGGGAAATGGCAGTGCTCGATGTGCCAACCACGCGCAGCGGGGTGCTGTTGAATTCCGCATGGGCCGCGATATCGAACCACTTGGCCGCGTCGTTCTTCAGCGCCTTCATGACCGGCGCCTTGACGTCGAACTTGGACAACGCTTCCAGCTTGCCGGAGTACGGAACGGCCTGACCGGCTTCCGTAATCGTGAGCGTGCCTTGCGTGATGGTGAAGTTCGATTCCGCCATCGTGTTCGTTTCCGTCAGCGTGCGGCCCTGACGGCCAACGTCCTTGACGACGTCCCAGGTGAAGGTTTCACCCTTGCTCTTGCCCTGCTGCGATGCGTCTTTGACGTCGGCAAATTGCCGGAATTTCGTCATCGGCTGCACTGCGCGCCGCAGTTCGTTGGAAAGATTCAGCGAGTAAAAATACCCGCCGAGGCTGTTGGTACTCCAAAGTTGACCGGCCATTAGTAGTTGCGTCCTTTCATGCGCCGTGCCCGTTCCGCCTCGATTACTTCAGAGGTCGTCGGGGGGCGTGGTGTCTGGGGTTCCGCACGACGCCCGGAGGCGGTCGGAACGTTCGTGATTTGCGCCTTGCGTTCGGCTCGGTCGATGCTCGCGACTGCCGCCACCGGCTTCTGTGCCGTGGTAGGTGTCGCCTGCTGCACGCCGAAGCGTTCACGCACGCGCTTCGAGGCTTCGTGCCAGCGCTCGGAGGGCGTTGCTGCCCACTCCGGATCGTTGGCTAGACGTTCCTCGACGGCGACTAGAGCGCCGTAAAGCATCGGGTCCTGGAACAGATCAGAGTTGGCCTTCTGGTACTGCTGCAATTCCCGGTTGAGTAGGACACGCTCCGCTTCCTGTCGTGCCTGTTGCACGGTGAGGTCACGGAATCGCGTCAGGGTTTCGGCTGCTTCGTCCGTGCTGCCGTACTGAATGCGTTCGGCGATTGCACGGTCGTCCAACGAAATAGGGGCCTGCTGTGCGGCAACCTGTCGCGCGTAGGCTTCCGCCTCTGCACGCATGCGCGCCGCTTCTTCGCGCTCTCGCGCGGCTTGCTGGAACTTCTCGGTCGCGCTCCGCTCGGTTTGATAAACCTTCATCAGTTCCGATTGCGGAATCTGTCGCAGCTCACCGTTGACCTTGACCGTGACCATCGGGTCATCAGGTTCGACAGGTGCCGCGACAGGCTCCGGCGCGGACTCGACCGCTTCCGGCTCGCTTTCTTCAGAAAGTTCCGGGGCGGTTTCTTTCTCGGCAGTCTTGTCGCCGTAAAGCTCTTCGGTCTCGACGGCATCCGCGACGTGCTTTTCAGCTACGCGCGCTGCGATCTCGTCGATTGCGGCATTTCTCGGATTCACTTCCGGGGTGAGCCGCGGCACAACTTCTTCCGCGACGCCCGATTCTTGGGTAGTCACTGGTGGTACTCCAAAAGAAAAAGGGCCACCGAAGTGGCCCCCTTTGTTGAACTACGGTCCGTCGTCCGACGGTCCTACTGCTACAACTCTTCCAATACGCTTTCGGCCTGCCGCCCATCGGTGATGATCTCGGCGAGCCAACTACGCACACTGCGAGCGCGGTAAATCCGGCTTTGCAATTCGATGATCCTGCGACGCCGCCACCACTTGACCGACACGAGGGCTTCCATCGCCTCGCGCTCGTCCATCTGCGCGCGACCCAACAGATAGCGCCCGATCTCGGAGGCTAGAAATTCCTGCGCGTCACGCCCTAGCACCGCCTCCGCAATCAACGTCTGTTCGTCGGTCAATCTTCGTCCTCTAGTAGCGCGATCATTGCCGCGAGTAGCAAACTGTTGGCGCCTTGTTCATCGGCAGCGGCCGCAGGCATCTGCAAGGCCGCAGGACGTGCCACACGGGCTTTATCAAGCCCTGCACGTTGCATCTGTCGTGCAGTGAAATCCGCGAGCGCCTGCGCCGTCTGAGCGGCATCAACAGGCCGCAGCGGGATCGCCTGCGGTTCCGTGAGTTCTTCCGGCTTGCGTTTCCTTCTCGGCCATCATCTGAGCAATCTGCGCCATCTGCTCGCCAAGGGCTGCAATCTGGTCCTGGATCGCCGTGAACGTCTGCGCGGCTTGCTGTTCGATCGCGGCCACCTGCACCTGCGCTTCCGCTTCGATGCGGGCCACTTCAACTTGCACCTGTGCGTTCAGACTTGCTTCGGACTCGCGCGTCGCCATGTCCGCTTGCGCTTTCTGCTGCTCGAACTGGAAGCGTTGCGCCTCCATTTCCTGCGCGGCAGGGTCAACCTGCGGGCCTTGCGCCTGCATCTGCGCCATCTGCTCTTGCATCTGCTGCTGCGCCATCTGCATTGCGCGCGGGTCAATTTCCTCGTTCAGGAATCGACGCCCGTCCTTGTAGCCCGCAAGCCCGAAGATTTCCTTTCCGACTTCTTGCAGGTCGATCTCCATGCGGCCGAGTGCAGCAATCGAGCCATACCCGTTCAGCGCGCCCATGAAGCGTTGCAGCTTCTGATTCGGGTCCGTCGCGCCCATGCCGACATTGACCGTAAGCGTCAGGTCTTGCATGAGCAGTTCGTCGGTAACGGTGTCGATGCCGAACCGCTGGAACAGTTGCGCGCGCTCACCGGCCAACGTGAGCACGACCGAATCCGTTTCGTAGTGCTGTTCAAGTTTCGCAAGCTGTCGGAGCACCGGCTCCACCCACGTCTCAGTGAACGTGCGGATGGTGTATTCCGTCGTAATGTTCGACGACTGCGAAATCATGTTCATGCCGCCGACCGTCTCGCCCATCTTGCGATTGGTCATGACGGAGCCTTGCGAGAAGTTCCCGATTAGCTCGTCGTAGTCAACGTTGATGCGGTCTTGTTCGGCGAAGGCGCTCGACGTGACATCCTGCCAATTCACTTCCTGCACGTCGCCTGCGGGGTCGTTCATGAGCGTCACGCCGCCCGGCACGTTGCGGATAAGCGACTCGGTGTCGACGTTCTGCCCGCGCTTCACAAGCCACCGCTTGTTGAGCACAAGTTTTACGTTGTCCAACCGCTGATTAACGATCTCGTTGGCTTCTGCTTGCAGCGTTGCGCCGAGATTCGACAGGCCCGGAGGCATGATCTTGTGCGTTTCAATCACGCACATGCCGATGACTAGCGGCCGCTCACCGTGGAAATACTCTTGTTCCAGCGGCGCGGGCTGGGTCAGAAGGTGCTTTGTGCCGAGCGTCCAATAGACCCACTCTTTACCACCCAACCTGACAAAATTCTCATGACACCAGACGGTGTCGAATTCCTTCAAGTCGGTCGTGTTGCCCATCGAATCCTCGCGCCGGCCTTCGCGCGTTTGCCGCGTGGCGTCGGTGTCGTGCTTCGCGGATTCGATCTCGCCATCGGCGTACTTCGTCCACTTGCCATCCGACATCATTTCGCGCACGTCCTGCACGTACATCGGACACATGCGAATCACGTATGGCGACGACTGAATCGGGTTGCGCCAGTCGGCCGCAGGGTCGATGCGGATGTTCTCGACCGGGATCAGGTCCACGCACGGCTTGTCTTCCAGCACCTTGACGCTCGATTGCTGCTCAAGCTGCGGTGCGCCGGTCATGGGGTCAATGACCATCTGACCCATTTCGTCGAGTACCGGAGCCATCTCGCCCGGCTCTTCCTCGCGCCGATGCTTCCAGTACTGATAG